GATTGACAGCATTATTGCCGCCGCTGCCATCATCGTCACCGCGATCCAGAACGGCATCCGCCCTCCTAAAGTGCCGCCCGTCAGCTCCCTGCTCGCGTTGATTCTCTTGCCCATCGTCGTTGTCTCTACGAGCATGACCGTGACGGGATGCAATACCCAACTGGGTGATACCATCGACAAAAACAAAGGCACTATTGCCAAGGTTTTTGTCCAGGGAGCGCTGCGCATGGCAGCATACAAGGCGGCACAGAAAAACCCTGACCTTGCTCCTTATTTGCGTCAGATTGGTGGTTTCCTTGGCGATGTGGAGTCCGCTGCCGAGCCGGAAAACTTGAAAAACACCCTAGCGCAGCAGATCGACCTCTTCGACCTGGAAGACGCGCAGCAGGCCGACCTCATCCTTGTCATGGCCGCCGCGGTGGATATTTATGAGCAAGTTTATCTGGCCTACAGTGATGAGGATCTTTTCAGCGCCGACGCCGTGCAGCTCCTTGATTTTCTCGGGGCCGGCATCCTCACCGGCGTATCCCTTGCCGAGTCCACCGGCTTCACCGCCTCCGCTCCGCCGCGCGTCCTGATCCTTGATCGCGCCACCGTAAGGATCGAATAAATGCATCTCAGCGTATCCGCTTCGGGGACAAAAATTACATGTCCGTCTCACGCGGCGACGTGTTCCGCATGTGGCGGGCATGGGTGATGAGTCTCCCCGAAGAGTTGCAGGAAGTCGATTTGCAGCTCAACCGCCGCCCCCGCTGGGTCCTCGGGGTGTGGGACTGCGACAACCACGCCCTCTCGTTCGCTGAATGGCTGTCGCGGGCGCATGCTCTTACGTTTCAAGTCGAAGACGACCAGCGCCGTGGCGGGATCGCTTGCGCCCCCTGGTGGTACACCGCCGGGGGGTCACTCAACCGGCACGGTGGCCATGCTGCCTGTTTGGTGCATGACGGTGAGGGCGTCGTCGCCTTCGAGCCGTATTCCGGCGAGTTTTTTGAACCCACTAAAATGGAGCGTGCCAGCACCCGCGCCGGCATGTACATCTGATACACAACCCCCTACCGCATGACACACCGTACATGGATCGCAGCCATCACAGTCCTCCTGCCGTTGACAGCCTGCCGCAACAGCGACCTGGTAACGCCGCCCACGCCGCCCGATCCTCCCTTGCTTTCGGCTGCCTGCTCAACGGGCAGTGGGCCGTCTGCGCCAATGCCCTCGTCTGCAAAATATCCCTCAAGCGTGTGGGCGACAGCTTCATCAACGCCTTCAATTTCTCCACTCGCTCTCTCGATTACATCGCACCGGGCAGGCTATGTCGCCCGACTGCAGAGCCGGTTCATCCGACGGCCGCCCCCGCGTCCGCCGTAGAATCCACCATTCACCTGTTCCGCGACGGCACCTTCTCACAACAACCTTTTGGCCACTGATCCATTTTACTGAACCTGCAATGCTTACACCCATGACCCACGACTGGCTCACCCTCACGATCGGCATTGTCGGAATACTCGTCGCCCTCATCGGTATCGGGCAGGCGTTTCTGCTCTGGCGTCACAGCCAGATCGACAACCGGTTTGAGCAGCAAAATCAGACCATGCTCGCGTTTGTCAAGGAACTCGCTGAGCTCCGTGTCCTCATCAGCGCGTTTGACAAGGAGGAGTTCAGCCGCCACCGCCACCGGATTACAAACCTGGAGATTGAGCACGGCCGCCTCAAGGAGGAGGTCGATGCGATCAAACAGCGATGCAAGATCTACCATCCCGAGCAACGATGACGAGCGACCTTCAGTGCGGCGCCCTTGATCGCCGGATCACCTTGAAATCGGCCACGGAATCTATCGGGCCTACCGGCCAGCGTACCATCAGCTGGACCAGCGAGGCGACCGTCTGGGCCAAAGTTGAGCATGCCGCCCAGGAGGAAAGCCTGCGCGACCGCGACGCTGTGGCGGTCGAGCGGCTCACCATGACCATCCGCTACTATTCCGGCCTGGCCAACACATGGGCGGTTACGTATGCCGGCCGCCACTACACCCTTACCGGGGCACCGCGGGAGATCGGCCGCCGCCAGTGGCATCAGTTTGAATGTGAATACGTCGGGGAAACCAGCCATGCCTGATTCCGTTACATTCGATACCAAAGGCTTTGAGGAGCTGCGCCGCACGTTCCGCCGGCTGCCGGTGCGCGTCGCCGATAAGGCGGTAAAAAGCGCAGTCCGCGCCGGGGCCAACCCCATTGTCAAGGCCACCCGGGCCGGAATCCAAAGCGACACGGGATCCCTCGCCAAAAGCATGCGGGCCAAGGTGAAAACCTACAAGGCTAGCGGCACAACGGTCGCCATCATTGGCGCGCGCAATGTCTGGCTGCCGATTGCCCGTTCGGTGCGTTGGACCAAGACCGGCCGCATCAATCCGGCCCTGTACGCGCATCTCGCCGACAAAGGCTTCCGAACAAAAGTCGGGCGCGGCAAGTCCCGCTACGGCCGCCGCATCCCGGGCCGCAACTTCATGCGCCGGGGGTTCACTTCCTCCGTGGCCAGCAGCCGCACCCGCTTCAGCCGTTTTCTGGGACGCGCCGTCGAGCGTGAGGCCCGCAAACTCGGATTCAGATGAGCGTTGAAAGCGACATCGTCCTGCTGCTCAAGGGCCCGCATTCCGGATCCTCTCCGGAGTTCGGCTCCTCGGTCTACCCGGACTACGCCCCGCAGACCGCCGGGGATGTCTTCGCGGTGTACGAGCTGGGCAATTCCGACCATGACGCCGACTGGAGCGGGGCCAACGCCTACGCCATCCATGAATGCACCGTGACGGTCTACGCCGACGAGCACGAGGTCGCCGTAAGCGACGGCGCCTACATCGTCTCCGCCCTCCATGGCTTCAGCGGCGGCAGCTTCGGCGCCGTCTCACTCTCCAATATTATCCAGCTGATCCAAGTTATCGCCGCCGGCAGCGGCTATGATGACCTGACCGGCAAATTTTTCCGCGAATTCGATCTTATCATCACCATTTAACCAGAAAGGACTCAGACCATGCCAATGTTAGGAAAAGGTTCAAAACTCTACCGCGTAGCCGGCAGCGACGAAGATCAAATCATGGGTGTCGACCAGCTAACCTTCGATCCCGGAACGGCCGACGACGTCGACGTGACGGACTGGGATTCGACCAACGGCTACGAGGAAATCATCCAGGGAATCAAGCGCGGCGGCCAGGTGACCTTTACGACCAACAACAGCCCCTCCATATCCGGGGTGCCTAGCTCAAACGGCCATTACATTTATATCCCGCAGTTGCACGCCGCCGGCACATCGTCGACGTGGAAGTTGCAGATCGGCTCCAGCCCGGAGGCCACCATCACCTTCGACGGCCTCGTAAAAAATTACAACCTGAACGTCCCCACCGGCGACAAGGTCGTGACCTCGGTGACCATCAAGATCGATGGCGCGCCGACGTGGTCCTAAACAATTAACCCGTTATTCAACCATCCAGAAAGGAATTAACCCATGCCCATGTTAGGAAAAGGCTCATCACTCTACCGCGTCGACGGTAGTGTCGACAATCAGGTCACCGGCGTCGACCAGCTGACCTTCGATCCCGGGACCGCCGACGACGTCGACGTAACGGACTGGGATTCGACCAACGGCTACGAGGAAATCATCCAGGGAATCAAGCGCGGCGGCCAGGTGACATTCACCACCAACAGCGACCCCGCCGGCACCGGCTCCCCTTCCACCAACTACGACATCATCGTCGACGATCATGCGGATGGCACCGAGGCGACGTGGAAGCTGGAGATCGGCTCCACTCCGCAGGCGACGATCTCGTTTTCGGCCATCGTGAAAAATTACAACCTGAACGTCCCCACCGGCGACAAAGTGACCACCTCGGTCACTTTGAAAATCAGCGGCGCGCCGTCCTGGAGCTAACCTATGCAACCGGATCCGACCCAGCCTGAAGTGACCGCCACCATCGGCGGAAAAGCGCGACAGCTCCGCTTCGACAAGCGCGCGCTTTTCCGCCTCGGCGCGCCGGAATGTGCCGAGGTAAATGCCGACGTCGACGCCGGCAATAGTTACATGCTCTTCCGCCGGGCCTGCATCTGGGCGTGGGCCCTCATGGTCGAGCGCGTCTACGACTCCCCGGAGGACCTTGCCGCTGAACTCACCAACGAGGAGAGCCATCCGCTGATGGAGGGTATCAACAAGGCAATCCTCGGCGGCCGCGAACCAGCGGAGGGTGAGCAAGGGGACCCTTTATTACCGACTGGGCCTTCGCCCGCCGAAGGCTCGGCCTCTCCACCCGGGAATACTGGCGGCTGACGCCCGCGCAGTACGCCGCCCTGATCCGCGATTACGAAAACGAGCGCAAGGAAACCTACGGCCACTACGCCAGCCTCATGGCCCTCATCGCCAACACCGTAAGAGACCCGAAAAAGAAACCCGAGCCCTACACCGCCATCGAATTCATGCCTGAGAGTATGCGCCCGCCCGAAGAACCCGCCACGCCCGAGCAGGTGTTTGCCATCCTCCAGGCGGCCTTCCGGGCCAACCGCAAAGCAACAAATTAATGGCCAACCTCGTCAGCAGTCTCTTTATCCGCCTGACGGCCCGCACCGCCGAATTTCAGAGCGGCATGCAAAAGGCGGAGCGCCGGGTGCAGAGTACCGAGCGCCAGTTCAGCCGCGCCACCAAGGCCGCAAAAGGCTTTGCCCAAAGCCTGGGGCTGGTCATCGGCGTGGGCACCATCACGCGACTGGCGAACAATGCCATACAGGCTGGCTCCGCCATCACCGACATGGCCACCGCCACGCAGACCGGCGTGGAAGCGGTGCAGGCCCTCAACTATGCCGCCATCCAGGCCGGAGCCAGCCAGGAGCAGATGGCAAACCTGCTGGTCCGCGCCAACAAGAGCGCCAACGACGCCGCCCGTGGGTTGAGCACGGCGACCGATGCCTTCGAGCTGCTCAACATAGACGCGCAGGCCTTCATCAACTTGCCCACCGAGCGCAAGCTCGAGGTCCTGGGCCGCGCCTTTGTCGAGGCCGGCGAGGGGACTCGCGAATTTGGTTCGTTGATGGACCTTCTCGGGACGCGCAACGCCCCAAAACTCCTTGAGGTGCTTCAGCGCCTCGGAACTGAGGGCTTTGACGCGGTCGCCCAGGAGGCCCGCAATGCGGGGCAGGTGATGCGTGAGGATACGGCGCAGGCGCTCGACGAGGCCGCCGATGCCATCGAAGCGTTCAAGACCTCCGTTACCGTGAATATTGGCGAGGCCATCGTTTTCTGGAAAGACCTGTTCGCCGAAATTAAAAAGGTGAACGAGGAACTGCGTCGGAACAGCGCCGGCGGCACGGGCATCATGGCGGAGTACCTGCCCAGGATCGACGACCTCGAGGGCAATAAACAGCGCCTGGAGCTGATAAAAGAACTCCAGGGTGAGCTCAAGGCGGCCAGCGATGCGCTCATGGAGGGCAACTACAATGCCCGCACCGGCGGCGGGTACTTCGATCGGGGCATGCGCGAAGAGCTCGAGGCCTCCATCCGCAGCTATCAGCTGCTGATCCGTCAGCTGGTAACTATGGAACTGCCGGAAATCGCGGCGCCCCGCCTGCCCGCCGCCGGCAGCATAACCACCGCAGCGGATGACTTTCTCGCCCTGGCGGAGACCCTCGAGCGGCCCATCTCGACCGGCTTCACAGACGCCGTTGCCGATGCGACCGCCCTCGGGCTCGAGCTTGAGGATCTGGCTGGCGACCTCCAGGCCCTCGCCTTCGAAGGCTTCGGCAACGTCAAGGGCCAGGCCAAGGAGGCCGCCGATAAAATTTCCCAGTGGCAACTCGATGCCGCCAGCGCCGTTTCAGTCCTGGCCGACGGCCTCGAGACCGGCCTCGTTAATGCCGCGATGAACGGCAAGGCCGCCTTTGGCGACATGGCCCAGTTCATCATGGCGGAGATCCAGCGGATCCTCATTACCTCCGCTCCGACGCGCGCCTCCGGCGGCCCCGTCACCGCCGGGCACACCTACCGGGTCAACGAGCTGGGCGAGGAATACTTCACGCCGGCCGTGTCCGGGGTCATCAGCCCGGCCGGCGGCCAGGGCGCCGGCCTCGTGATCGGCTCGGTCGACATGCGCGGGGCCTCGGTCGAGGCCGTTGCCCGCCTCGAGGCGCTACTCGCCCAGTACAACGGATCCATCGAGCCCCGCGCCCTGGCCGCCGTCGAAAACATGTACCAGCGCAACCCGGCATTCCTGCGCCGCTAGACCATGGCCACCATCACTCTCCCCAGCAGTCCCGCCATCCGCAATGTCCGCGCCATCCGGCGCACGGCCAGCCGCCTCGCGATGAGCCCCTACAACTTCACCCAGCAGGTGCACGATTTCAAGGGCCGCGCCAAGGTGGTCGAGGTAACCCTGCCGCCCATGGCCAACGCCGACGCCGCCAACTGGGATGAATTTTTTGCCGACCTCGAGGGCTGCGTGAACACGTTCCAGTTGAACCTCAGTACGGCATATCCGGGCGAGACGGGACTGACCGCCGTGGACATGCGCCTTCTTGAGCCCGACGTGGCGTTTGACGTGTCCGTGGCCAAGCAC